CATTAGTACTTTGTTTTCATTTTCTATGTAAATGTATGTATATATGGGAATAAAATTGTGCACCCAAACAGGTGAATTTGGGAATGAAATGATACCACGTGGGAAAAAAGTATTACACTTTCACATTTTCTCACGGAATGATAAATTTTTTTTAGCCAAATGTAAGACTTTCATGAAAGACTTTCATAACCATTTTCATTGCATTTTCATACGTTTTCATTCGCCTCCTGTGTAGAATGCACATTAGTGTGTAGCATACGCGTAGTTTATTCGCCTCCTGTAAGAAATGCACATTAGTGCGTAAAGTTTCACACACGCGCATTGCGAGATACATTCGCCTCCTGTATGAAATGCCCAAAGGGGTTTTTGGTTCGCTCGTGTGCGTGTGAGGGGCTCGATGTGATGAGGGGCTTGAAAATGTGATACCATCAAAAACAAGCGTTTTTAAGCGTTTTTGTATATGGGGGCTTAACTCATATTCAAGTTTTAGATAAAAATGCCTTAAAACGTAAATTTGAGGGCTTAAAACGCATTGTGTAGTTTTAGCGGTTGTGCTATTGTGTCAATAGGCTTTCATGGTGTCAAGTTTATGAGCAACAAAAAAGCCCCTGTTTGATAGGGGCTTTTAAGTTTGTTATTCTTTTTCTTTTACTACAAGATGTTTCAGTGTTTCATGCACTACGCCTTTAATATCTTTGAAATTTTCATTAACGTTGTTAAATTCTTTAATCTTAAGATATTCAAGTGCTTGACGCTTTGTAACATATGCGGTTGCCCTTACTACCTTATACCATTTAACCTTTTTTGTTTGTGAGTCAACTATTGAAAGCGTAATTGTTTTAGGCTCCGCAATTCTTATATCACTTTTAATGATGTTATAAATTGTGTACATTGCTTGATATACTGTTTTCATGCTTTCACCTTAACAACCTTTGAAATGTTCTTAACTTGCTTTGTTTCTTGTGTGTCTTTAATCATTGAGTAAGTGCACAATGCACCGAGTGAAATGGTCAAGCCCTTTGATAATTCCTTCATTGCTTCCTTAACCTTGTTATCATCTTTAAAGTGATAACTCAATTGATTAATCAAACTTTTTTGAGTAATTTCAACCCGTGCACCTTTTTTGTGTTTTTGTGTGTCTTTGGTGTAAAGTTTAATATAATGCGTTTTAACTTGCTTAATTAATGATTTGTTAAGCCCTTCAACTACCTTGTCAATTATCGACTGCTCGATATTCAACCCCTGCAAGATGCCGACTACCAAAGAAATTATTTTCTTCATGGTGTGGTGTGATTCCTCCTTGTCTACTTGACTACCATATCGTTGCTGTTACAATTCAATTATATCATGCTTTTGATATAGTGCAATAGTTTTGATGCTTTTAATGTGTTATGTGAGGCGGTTTTATCTTTGAAAAAGGTTTCAATAAGAAAAAGATTACGCGCGAGGCAAATTTTGGTGGGGGTAGGGCTTGAAACGGTGGTCTCGCACCTGCGCACGCGCTCAACTTTGTATTTATTAGTAAACACACCTAGTCCGCTCTTTATTTACGAAAGGGGGTTGCATATTGGTGTATCACGTCGTATAATTATAATGTAGGGATATTAAGATAAGGAAGTGTTTACATGGTTTTAACTACCCAAATTGCCTTTAACAGGCGAAGTGTTGAAAAAGATAAAGACTTCTTACAAACCCTGCTAACCGAGGTAGCTAATATTCGCAGCACTATACCCGCTGGGGCTAATATGGACTGGAACAGGCTTCTTACAGTAATGCAAGAAAAGTTTCCTAGTCGCGCGATGTCGAAAGAAAGTCTACGAAATCGCTACAGGAGGTTAACAGATGTGAGAGTAAATCAATGTACCCAACGAAAGGATGATTACATGGCAGGCAGGATGTCACTAGAACAAAAAGTATTAAACGAAATTAAAACAAAGAAACCTTTATTATATTTATGTGAACGCTTTGGTGTCACAGAAGATAAGATTTTTGAGGTAGTTGCAAAACTACAGATGAAAGGTTACAGAGCAGTGTCCATTTATGACGAGGATGGTGTTAAATTTGTACACAATCGTGTCAGATTTTATCAAACTATTCCGGGGATGGCTGGGGATGAAGAAGGACTTGACATTAGTGCTGTACATGGCGGGGAAATTATAACTTTTGCCGTTGTGAGTGACACTCATGTAGGTAATATGATGTTTGCTAAGAAGGAACTAGAGAAATTCTACGATATCATAGCTGAGCGCGGGATAACTACTGTATTACATGTAGGCGATTTGACAGACGGGTACTATATACAGCGCCCAACGTCTATAATGGAGCAGGATGCGGTGGGGTTTAGTAACCAGTTGAAGAAATTCGTTAAGGATTACCCACGTAGAGAGGGAATTACGACGTATGCCATCACAGGTAACCACGATTACTCACATATGCGTAATGGATTTGCTAATATGGGTGAAGCTGTAGCTGCTGCAAGAGATGATATTGTGTATTTAGGACACAATTTTGGTAGGCTTTATCTAGCTAAGGGACTGGATGTATCATTAATTCACCCAGTAGACGGTGCTAGTGCGGCTTTATCAAGCAAATTAAGAGAACTTATTGACAGAAATAGCAATAGACGAAGCAAAATTATGCTTGTTGGTCACTATCATAAGACCGCGCACGAAAAATATCAAGGTGTTTACGGTTATATGGTACCAAGTTTTGAGAAGAAAACCCCATTTATGGATGATAATAACTTGACAACAGACGTTGCTGGGATGATTTTCTCAGTGCACACAGATAAAAAAGGTAATATTTTGGCAATAGGCACGGAATATTACGATTTTAGTTAGGAGACTAAGATGAGATACGAATGGGTATTACTACCAGATGGTTCTGGGTATATTTTAATTGATACAATTAAGAATGAGAAGGTTGCTAACTCTTTTTATCAAAAGATGGCGAGTTTGTATGAACCACTACCACAGCAACAAGATATACCACGTCATTTAATTAGACGTTGGGATGGTACAGGTGTTCCTGATTTTACGTGGACTACAATGCCAAATTCAATAACATTTAGTGTTGACTATATGAATACTACAACAACAGTAGCTAATGGCGTTTGTAACGATTGTACTAATGGCTAATTATTTAGTAATGAACCCAACATTTAGTGCATTTAGGACAGGAGAGCCAACTGCTTTCTTGTTTGCACAACTTGGGGTAAATAAAGCACACTCCCTAGACTTTGAATTGACATTCATAGACAAGGGCGAAAAGAGTAAAAAAGTAAGAGTTGTTGGACATGATGGTTTTATATCAGTGTATATAGGAGACGACACAACTCCATTTGATTTCAATGTAGTAGAATTATAGAAGCAGGTGGTATTTTGTCAGAATTCAAGGAAATAAAGAAAAAGACAACATCATCCAAAGTTACACCGATGCTGTCACAACTAGCTAGAATTTTATCACAAGACAAGCAGCTGAACGAGGACAAACCTCGTCTTCAGTTGTTTTTATCTTTAGCACAGTTTTTAGACAGTGCTCTTAAAGAGAACTTAAACAAGACTTCTTTCGAGTTAGATGAGAAATACGATACTAATGACCCACATGCTTGGCTTGAGTTTAAACAACACCCAATTGTTAGAAAGTATATAACACAGTACTTGGAAGAAGACCAATTGACTCAAGCAAGAAGAACTATGATGGATGATGGTATAAGTAAAACTTCTGATGCAATAAAGGTACAGCAACAAATTGAGGGTAAGCAAGAGAATAACCAAAACACAAATGTTATTGTCTTTTATATGCCACAAAAGAATTTCACTAAAGTAGAGTAGGTGTTAATATGTCATATAGTGTAACTAGGGTGGAGGTATTTAAACCATACAAACGCATAGAATTATCAGACCCATTATACAGAGTATATGAATGTCCTGTATGTCATAATGGTAAGACAAGAGTGGAAAAGTCTGTGTTTTATGGTAGATGTGACCAGTGTGGTGCAACTTTAATTGATTTCGTGCCACTACCACATCAAGAGGATTACTTTCTGTCAACTACGACATATAAGTTATTAGTTGGTGGTTATGGTAGCGGGAAAACTACAATTGCGTGTTTTACAGACGCACATGATGCATTAACTATACCTAATGGAAAAACATTAATTACAGCGCCAACACTTCAGCAAATGAAGGTTGCGGTGCTACCAGAATTAGAAAAATTTCTGCCACCTTGGTTTCTAGAAGGAGGAAAGTCTAAAGGCAATCCACCTGTATATACACTAACTAACGGGCATGAAATACACGTTTACCCAAGTGATAATGAACAGAAAATTCGTTCTATAAACTTAACTAGATTTCATATAGAAGAAGGTTCTGGCGTACCAAAGAATATTTTTGACCAATTGCAGGCGCGTTTACGTAATTCAGCCGCAGTTGTATTTGACGAGACTGGCTATGAAATAGGGAACAGATTTAGTGGCGACATCTCAACTAACCCAGAAGATGGGTGGATTAAAGATGAGTTTCTATTAAAGTCATTTAAACTAAATGGTTCTAGGTCAGTTGATATTGGTGTATATGAATTAATGATGGCAAGCAAACGTGAACCATTATTTGAGACATTTATATCAGCATCATTTGATAACGTGCTATTGCCAAAGGGTACTATAGATAGAATATCTGCTGGCAAGAGCGAACGATGGAAACGTAAATATCTATGGTGTTATCTTGACGCAAGAGAGGGTTTAGTATACCCAGATTTAATAAAACATTATGTAGAACCATTTCCTATACCAAAGGATTGGCTACGTCTTGGTGGCTATGACCCGGGAATTTCAGACCCAACAGCGATGCTGTTTGGTGCTGTAGACCCAAAAACAAACACGATTTACATTTATGATGAGTATTATGTAAGAGACCAAACAATTTCATACCATGGAGACAAATTAGCTAATAAAGTTGCGCCATACAGGTGGATGAGACCAATCTCATCTGACCCAAGCGTTAATAAACGAAGTAATGAAACAGGGTTAACTTACAAAACATATTTTAAACAGGTTACTGGCATAACACTTAATCCAGTAAACAACGACTTATTATATGGTATAGATAAAGTAAGAGATTACTTATACCAAGGTAAGATAAAATTTTTCAATAGTTTAGATGAATTAAGACGCGAAGCATCATTGTATGCATTCCCACCAGCAGATGAACGTGATAAAAATATCAATAATAAACCAATTGATAAAGACAATCACTTAATGGACTGTTTGAGATATTTGATAGTTCCTCTACCAAATAATCCAACGGAATTCAAACCAATGTTCCAGCAAGATGAGTTATTGAAGCAGAAAGTGCATTTGGGATTGACAAAAGAGGCAAAAGAACCACAAAGTAAAGGTACATTTACTAAGAGTGCCTTTGGATTTAGGAGGGAAACATGAGATTTTTTAATGAATTTGAATTAAGACAGATGACAACTGACCAGCTGTACTTATATATTTCGGAGTTACACAATGAGATAGAAAGTACGAGAACAACAAAAAAGTCACGTGCTGGCGTGTTCACACTAGGCTCACCAAACATTGTCAAAGATTTTGTAAAGAAAGAAAAAGATAAGTTAGATAAGGAACGAGGTGAGACACGTGGATAAAGAAAAAGACATACAGTTAGTAGAAATCCCTACTGACCCAGCTGCTAGGTATTACAAACTATTTAAAGATGCACACGATTTTCATAAGGCTAGATTTGATGAAATAACTGAGTTAGTTGCTTATTATGAGTTACAGCAAGATGCTTTAACTACATTTGCCAGTAAACCTTGGGTATACCAAATCAATACACCATATGCAACGGATGCTGTTAATCTACGTGTTGCATCATTACAGGCTAATGATTATACTGGTGAACTAGAACCACTTTCACCAGAAGACGTAGATGCCGTAAAAGAATTAAATGATATTTACCATGAGTTTTGGAATGAAATGAATATGGATAATACAATTAATGATGCTATTTTAACAGGTAGTATTGTTGGCGATGCTTATACACATGTTGTATTTGATGACTCAGAAACACATGGTGGAACATCTAGGAAAAATAAAGGTAAGTTAAAAAGCTATTTTCTTGATTTCACAAGTGTACATTTAGACCCAAAATCATTAACTTTGAAAGAGGCTGATTATGTTTGTGTGTCTGAAAGAGTGACAAAGTCAAAAATCAAAACAGATTACCCAGACTTTGATTTTGAAACATTAAAAGGTCAAGACTCTGTTCTTGAACGTGGAGAAATTTTTGCTGGCACAGACTACACAACTAATCAAGATACTAACGTGTATAATAAGGTTACTATATATGAAAAGAAAAACAAAACTATTGAAAAGACTGTTTTGCTTGAACGTTCAATTTTAGTTCCAACTAAAACATTAGATATTAGGGTATTCCCAATAGCACAGTTCAAGTGGCAAAAGAGGCTTAAATCACCATATGGAACATCATTAATGCAGATGTTGTTACCACTTCAGAAAGTATTAAATGAAATTGAAAGTGCCAATGCTAATGCAAACATGCAATACTCTAGCCCATCTTACGTTATTAGTGAAGACTCTGGTATTGACCCAGAAGAATTAGCTATTAATGCTGGTGCCCCAGCTGCCGTGTATGTTGTAGCAAGTGGTTATCCAATTGACCAAGTTATTAAGCGACTTATACCAAATAGAGGTATTGAT